CCTGTCCAGCGCGTACCTGTCCGGCGCGAACCTGTCCGGCGCGAACCTGTCCGGCGCGAACCTGTCCGGCGCGAACCTGTCCAGCGCGTACCTGTCCAGCGCGTACCTGTCCAGCGCGTACCTGTCCCCGGCCGCTTTCATCGCCGGTCCAAAATGGGGCGAAGTCTCTCACGAGCTTTGTGCCGACCTCATGTTGTGGGACGCAGCAAACCACCCCGATCCCGAGGCGTTCGATAAGTGGGCCAAGGGCGGTCCGTGCCCGTACTCGGCGGAAGTCCTCGGCGAGAATCGCGTCGCGCGTGCTGCGAACTTCTCTGAGAAAAAGCACCTGTGGGGCAAGGGCGAGATGTGCCGGCCATACGACCTAATGATGCGGCTTCTCTCCGAGAAGGTGCCGGCGTGGTCTGACGAGGAGGTCGCCGCGTTCAAGGCGAAGTTCCCGGAGGCGGCGAAGTGAGCCGCGCCTATCACGGTTGGTGGAAGCGCGAGAACGACCGGCTCATGACGCGGCTTGCGCTGCCCGGTGACGACGACGGCATCGAGTGGGTTGGTCGCGCAGTTCTCGTCGTTGCCCTCCTCGTAGCTGTGATCGGACTGGTGACGCGATGAACTACGCCGAGTACGCCAAGATCGCTGCAATCAACTGGAGCGTGCTGCGCGAGATGCGGCGCTCCCCGCGGCACTACCGCTACCGCCTCGAGAACCCGCGCGAGGACACGACCGGTCTCGCCATCGGTAGGGCCACGCACACGGCCATCCTAGAGCCTGAGCGGTTCGCGCTTGAGTACGCCGTTTTCGAGGGCAAGCGACGCGCGGGCAAGGAGTGGGACGCGTTCGAGGCCGAGCACGCCGGTCGCACGATCTTGAAGGCGTCCGAGTTCGCTGAGGTGCTGGCGATGCGCGACGCCGTTCGCGAGCACCCGATCGCGCACGCGCGGTTGAGCAATGGCCTGCCGGAAGAGACGGTGACCTGGACCGAGCGGATCAACGGTGTCGACCTCGCGTGCAAGGCCCGCCCTGACTACATCGGTGCCAGCATCGTCGACCTGAAGACGACGAAGGACGCTGGCTCGAACGCGTTCGGTCGGACATCGGCACGGTTCGGCTACCACTGCCAGCTCGCCTGGTACCGGCGCGGGGTGCGCGCAGCGATGGGGCGCGAGCTGGCAATGCATCTCGTTGCCGTCGAGTCCGAAGCGCCGCACGACGTGGCCGTATACCGCATCGGCGACGACGCGCTCTACGCCGCCGACGAGGAGATCAACGAACTGCTTGAGCGCGTGGCCGCGTGTCGCATCACGGACCGCTGGCCCGGCGCGCTCGAGCTCGAGAACGAGCTAAGTCTTCCTTCCTGGGTCTATGGCGACCAGGAATCAATCACCGACGACGATGAAATCGTGTTCGGAAAAGGAGCCACAAATGGACTTTGACAAGCTGTTCCCAGGACGCTTCATCAAGGCAGCCGACCTCAATGGCAAGGACAAGACGCTGAAGATCTCAGCCGTCGTCGTCGACGAGCTGATTGGTGACAAGGGCACCGAGATTAAGGGTCTCATCTCGTTCGAGGGCGCGAAGAAGCAGCTCGTGCTCAACAAGACGAACGGTCTGTGTCTCAAGCAGATGTTCGGACGCGAGACGGACGCATGGGTGGGTAAGCGAATCACCATCTATCCGACGACGTTCAACGACGAGCCGTGCATCCGCGTGAAGGGCTCGCCCGATATCGAGGCTGATATCGCGTTCGACCTGAAGCTCCCACGCAAGGCACCGAAGGCGATGCGGCTCACGAAGACCCCGAAGGCCGCCAAGGTCGAGACGCCGCCCGCTGACGAGCTCGCGGACGAGGTGGCCTAATGGAGCCCACGCAGCTTGATCGTATCGAGGCGAAGCTAGATCAGTTGCTCGCGAAGCCGACGCCTGCACCACGCGCGGCGTCGAGCGTATCGACGGGCGACGTCAAGCCCGCGCCCGACTCGGACCTCGATAGCCAGTACGGCGATCCTGAGATCAAGAAGGACCCGACGCGCTGGAAGGGTCCGAGCATGGTCGGCAAGAAGTTGAGCCAGACCACGCCCGAGTACTGCGACGCGTTCATGGGGCTCGCCCTGTGGAAGGTCGGCAAGGATATGAAAGCCGGCGACGAGAAGAAGGCCGGCTACGCGCGGCGCGATGCGGAACGCGCCCTCGGCTGGAAGCTTCGGCTCGAGCGTGGATACAAGGCATCGGCGCCGAGCGCTATCGGTGACCTTCCCGATGATGATGACATTCCGTTCGTCACGTCAGCGCAGTGGCTGCCGTTGCCGTTCTGCCGGTGGCGTCGGCTGTGACCGCCTGGGAACGCCGAGTCGCGTCGTCACTGTATCGCCGCATTCAGGCCGTGATGGTCCGCCGCGAAGTCCGCAAGGCGATGCGACTCGAGATGTTGAAGGCGCGAAGGAAGGCAAGACATGCGTAGTGCGACCGACTTCCTCGACGAGGAAACCAATCCCGAAGCCCGCGCTCCTCTCCCGCCTCGCGTCATCGAGCACTGCGAGCGCCTTGCCCTTGCCGTGCGCCACTACCGCGAGCACGACCCCGCCAGTTACACGGCGGATGATGTCGCGGGGTTTGATGCGCTGTTGGTGTTCGCGCGGGGTGGGTCGTGAGCCGCTTCGATGATGGGCACGACGTGATCGTGTTTGTCGCGACCGTCGCGCTGCTGCTTTTCTTCGTCGTCCTCTACGCCGCGCGCACGGTGGCCTGCGATGAGTCCTCGTGCCCTCTCGGAGGCGAGCCGCGGATGATGCGCGGTACCTGGCAGAACGAGTGCGTGTGCGTCGAGAGGCCGGTGCGCCCGTGACTCTCAAGCGAGTCGAGGGGATGACGCTCGCCGCGATCGAGTCATGCCGACGCATCGGTCGCGATGAGGTCGCTCGCAGCACGACGATTGGGCTCGCCGAGTTCGACGCGCTGTGTGACCTCGCCGAGGAGGCGCTGAGGCATCGTGAAATCGTCGAGGCGGCTCGCGCGTGGCTGGCGCAAGAACCGGAGTTGCGCCGCAGCGGGGAGATCGATCTCGCGAACGCGATCGAGGCGGTGAAGCCATGACCGCGACACGCACGCCTACCGTCGAGAAACTGATCGATTTCGCACACTTGCAGCACGGAAAGGATGAGGGTCAGCGATGAGAGATGCAGGCTTCGGCAGGAACCTCGAGACGGTGTTCGGCACGTGGGACCGCAAGTTCCACCCGCTCGCGCGCGGCCCCCTCGCATCGGTCGAACTGAACGGTGAGAAGGACGAGGTCACCTTCACCTTCGAGGACGGCTCGCGGGCGATCTACGGCGTCGAGGGCGACTGCTGCTCGCACTCGTGGGTGGAGCACCTGGAGATCGTCGGCGACGTGAAGGGCGCCAAGGTCGTCGAGGTCTCGGAGAACACCGAGGACGCGACAAAGGACGACACCAAGAACCCGCTCGAGGCAAAGGAGCGCTACCGCGGCGAGAGCGACGAGGCATTCGCCGAGCGCGAACCCGACCGCGAGCACGAGTCGTTGCAGGTCTACCAGACGACGTTCAAGACCGACCGCGCCTGCGTCATCACCATCGAGTACCGCAACAGCTCGAACGGCTACTACGGCGGCAACCTCACGGCGCCGCGCATCGTCGAGCCGGACGGGACCTCGACGCAGTTCGACGAGTACGGGTGAGCCCAGTGGGAACCAATCCCGTCGCGGAGCCGAAGCACTGCGATGACTACATCGATGACGAAACGGCGCCCGCGGCGCTGCGCGAGTACCTTCGCGTCGCCCGCTCGCCCGCTCACGGGGCGTTCGAGGAGAGCCACCCGAAGCTCTTCGCGGACTACAAGGGCTCGCGCTACCGCGTCGTCATGGCGAGCCGCATGGGCGACGTGGGCATCACGCCGAACCTGCGCGCGGAGAGCGGCTACAGCGCGCGTGTCGCCGTCGAGGACCTGACCAACTTCGGAGATCACCCATGACCACCCTCGAGATCCTCGGCTTCATCGTGATCCCCTGGTTCGTCCTGCCCGCGCTGCTCTTCATCGCGAAGGCGCGCACCGACGCCCGCAACGCACGCTGGGCTCGCGAGGACGCCGCCATGCTGGAGGACGCGCGACGGGTCTTCTTCGGGAGGAAGCCGTGAGCGCGGGAAGGGTTCTTCCCAGGGGGCACCGTCGTTGCGAGAACTGCGACGGTCCCGTGCGGAAGGGGTTCTCGCACACGAAGTACAACGACCCTGATCGTTACAACTGCAAGCGGGTGAACTGGAAGCGGCGGGCACTCGCTGCCGAGCGGGCGCTGGAGTTGTTGATCGCGGAGGAGGTCGACCGGCGCGCGAGGCTCTTGCGCTACGAAAGCGCACTCCGCGAGTACGCCGCGCAGGATATCGGTGGAAGCGCACGGGCGGCGCTGCGATGAGCGCGGGAAGGAACATGGTCAATGGGCCGTGGACCGCCGAGCGCGTCGCTGAGGGCCGTCGCCTCCACGGCATGCTCGACCTCGCGATCGACACGGACGACGACGAGATGCAGACGCGGCACCGTGCCGCGCTCCTCGAGTGGCTCGGCTGCGCGATGCAGGACGGCATGTTCGACCTGCTCGACAGCGGGATGACGGCGGTCGTCAGGAGCGCAGCGGCCGAGCCGGAGGCGAAGGACGAGAACCCTGTGCGCTTCTGCATGGCGGCGAACTGCGACACGAAGCTCGTTGGGGAGCGCCAGCGGAAGTGGAAATACTGCGCCGCCCACGAATGGCGACCGGAAGCGAAGGACGAGCCCAAGGCGACGGCGCGACAGGTGGCGGACATGCTCTCCGACGAGTTCCTGCGCCGTGGCCAGTACGAGGGGATCGCGGCATCGGAGCCCGCTCGCTCGGGGACGGCTCGTTGCGAGAAGTGCCAGCGGATGTTCAGCGCGTACCAGGTCGGCGTGAGCGGGAAGTGCGTCTCCTGCGCGGTGCGCCCGTGACGGCCGGTCGAGTCGTGGAGCAAGTGAAGTTCGTGGGCAACGGCATCCCCTCCGTCACGATGACGATCACCGAGGAGGAGCAAGAGGCGCTGTTCGCGGCCATGAACCCTCTCCTCGACGACGGCGCGCAGTTCCATCGTCGGGACGGGCTGGTGAGCTTCCGCGACAAGCTTGGCCTGGCGAGACACCGCGCCTGCCGAGCTTGGCAGTGCTCCGGCTGCCGGTTCGTGTTCCCGATGCCGTGGAAGAAGCTGTGCCCGTCCTGCGGGCTCTCCGACTTCTGGTCCGGCTCGGTCGACCCGATGGCGCCCGCGTGGCCGGGCAAGGGAGGTGCTCCGTGACGGCTCATGTTTTCGTGCTCGCGCTCCTGTGCGCCGCCACCGCGCATGCCGACAACCGAGCGACGCCGTGCGCGCCACTGCACGAGCGTTGCGGCGGACACGGCGACACGATGACCTGGAAGGGGTCCGCGTCGACGTGCTGCCCGATGACACTCTCATCGATCGCCTATCCGGCGTGGGAGAGGCCGCCGCTCTGGCCTCTCAAGGTCTTCGACGCGAGCATGAACGAGGTCTGTTCGCTCGACGGTGACGGACACGCGCATCTCGTCACCACGGTCGATGCGTGCCTGCAAGCGGTCGCTCGTGCCGTAGACGCCTGGAGGAACCGATGAGCGCGACACGAACTGGGGTCACGGAAGTGACGAAGCGAAAGCCACCGTGCGACCCGACCGAGGACCACAACCACCCCGCCGACTGCGCGGACTCGGAGGACGCATACCGCGAGCACGTCGACCTAGAGAATGAGGCCAACCGCATGCGTGCAGATCTTGAGAAGCTCGAAGAGCAGTACGACATGGCACTCGGAACCATCGACACCATGACCGGACGAGCGAAGAGGTCCGAAGCCGAGGTAGAACGGCTGCGCGCCATCGTCGACGAGGTCGCAAACGAGCGCGCCACCGTCAGCGAGGTCTACGGCGAGTCGTCGATGGCCATGCACCTCGAGTGCGCCTACTGCGGGAGTGACTCCTACGACGACAGCGAGATCAAGCACGACGAGGACTGCATCGTCACGAAGGCGCGCGCCCTAATGTCACCGGCGAAGTGCGACGAAAGTGTCACACCGTGAGCGCGCCACTTGGTGTTAGCGCGGAGCCCTTCACTGAAGGCGGCCTACGCCGTCTCCGCCAAGGACTCGGGAACGACGGCGTGGACAAGGCCGGTGTGCTCCGGTTGCTCGCGACGATTGACGGTCTGCGACGTGAGCGCGACGCGGAGAAACAGCATGCCGAAGCCGCCGAGCGCGCGCTGGAGCACTCACGCAGCTGGGTTGCTCGCCTCGAAAAGGAAGTCGACACCATCCGCGCCACCGCCATCGAGGAGTGCGCGAAGGTGCTCGACGAGCGGGCGAAACAGGAAGGCCCCATGAACGCGCTCGTGTTCCTGTCGGCAGCCGCCTGCCTGCGCGACATAGACGCCACCAAGCCGGGGAGCGCGGGCGGGGAGCAAGGGGGGAGCGCAGGGGGAGCGGGTCGGGAGGACGGCAAGGCGCGGTTCCTCGCGTTCGCGGAGAAGGTCGGCCCGCCCCCGACGACGGTGCTCGCATCTGCCGAGCCCCCGCCCGCGGCGCCGACGAGCGTGATCGACGAGCTTCGGAATGCGCTGGGCTGCGACATGATGGACGTGACGCCGAACGACCTAGTGATCCGTGCGATCGAACTACGCCAGCGAGCCGAACGGGCCGAGGCCAGGGTGAAGGAACTCGAGGCTGATGCGGTGACGTGCGACCAGAAGGACTGCGGGCACACCTTCGCAGACCATGACCCAGTGAGCGGCCGTTGCTGTACCCGCATCGAGGACGTGGGCTGCGGCTGCCAGCGGTTCGCGCAGAACCCGGAGCCGCTCGTATGAGCCCCACGCCACTCGCAGGAGTCATGGAACGGTGGCCGGCAGGTGCTGCCCTCGCGCTCCACCTTGGCAGTTACGTCGAGGTCTTCGGTCCCGATCCTCGACTCGAGGCAAGCCCGAACGACCTCATCGAGTACAAGTGCATCACGTTCCCCGACTCGCCCTACGTGGTCAGCGGGTCTGCGCCTCGCAAGGAGTTCGAGCCGCTGACGCCGCTCGCGCGAGAGTTGCTGCGCCTCCCTAGGGGAGCGTGTGCGCCACTCGAACGCACGGTCGCGTGTTGGTTGTGCGACGGGACGGGAGTCAGACGATGAGCGCTCGCGAGCAACGGTGGTTCGCCGAGAGGTTCCACTCGGGCGTGGCGCGGGGGAAGAAGAACGGCCTGGCGACGGAGATCGAGATCAAGCCGGCGCACCTCGCGAAGCCGTGCTGCGACACGTGGCCGGCCGAGATGTACCTCTACTGGCCGAAGCGCATCTGGATCTGGGTGTGCCTCGAATGCGACGCCTCGTGGACCGAGAGCGCCGTCACGAAGAACCGCACAGGCATGTCTCACCTGGAGGAGACCTGATGTCCTCGACACCGGAAAATGTCGAGGAGCCCCTCTTCAAGTGCTCCGTCTGCGGCAAGAGCGACTGGTATCAGTGCCGACAGCACTTCGTCGAAGAGGCCCGCGAGCAGCGCGAACGTGCCGAGCGCGCCGAGTCGGTGATCATGATGGCCGGCAACTGGCCGCAGACCGTTGGCAGGCTCAACGAGGCGCTGTCTACGTTCCCAGCAGGACGGGCGTTTCTCGCACAGTGGACGGCGTCGGACACACGCTCATCCGAGGCGTTCGCTCGGGCGCACGATGCCGAGACCGATGCGAAACGCTGCCGACAGGTTCTCGAGAAGTGGGTCGAGTACCGCTTTTGCTGCTCGGACACGCCGGCCAAAGAGAAACTCGACAAGATGCTCCACGAGGTCGAGGACGCGACGATGGAACTGCTCGGCTACAAGGTGCGTCCATGAGCGCGTCACCCGAAGGAGTCACGCTCACGTTCAACGGCGTACCCATCGAGGGCATCACCTCGATCGAGTACTCGCCCACGGTCACGGTGGAGCCGAGCGAACTCGTAACGCCCGCAACGTGGTCGGGCTCGTTCGAGATCAGCCAGGCGGACAGCGACCGCCTTCGACACGTCCTCGGTGAGGGCGCGCTCGGTCGCTACTGGCATCGTCGGGAGATCATCCGACGCGCTCGCGATCGGCGTCGCGGCATCACGCGCATGACCTACAACCTGTCGCCGCGGCAGCGCCACCTATGGTGCGAGGTGCTCGGGATCGATCCGGCGTCGGTGGCGGACATGGCAATGAGCGTCGTGCGGGAGCGCACGCCATGAGCCGCCGCTACCTCTCGATCTGGCTCGACTGCCATTGCGGGCACAGCATCGCGTCGCACCCCTTCGGCCACCAGTGCCTGTTCTGCGGGTGCTCGACCTACAGGAGGGCGTGATGGCGTCCGAGATGGAGATCTTCGAGCACGTGCGCGCTCGCCACCTGACGCCCGAGGAAGGCGCGGAGTGGCTCATGGCGAAGCGCTACCGCCGTGACTACGACCGCCTCGAGCGCATGCACTACGTGCTCATGACGGTGAACCTGATCGCATGGGCGGCGCTCGCCCTGTTCCGTGGGGTCGGGCGATGACCGAAAAGCCGATCAATTCCACGACGATGCAGGGAGTCACGGGACCGACCTCTCCGAGAGGTGGCGTGACCTCCGATGGCGGTCGGTAGCATGGCGCTCCCCAAGTACATCGGCGCCGCCGAGGTGGCAGAGCGCCTCTCGATCTCCTACGACTCGGCCCTGCGCCTAGTCCATGAGGCGGGCGGGATCAAGGTGCGGCCGGGCCTTGTGCGCATCTCGGAGGATGACCTACGGTCGTACCTCCGAAAATGCCGCGCGCCAAGGCAGGACCCCGCATGTACCGCCGCGCCGGCAGACGTGGCCTCTGGGCCTCATTCTCCCGCGACGAGCGACACATCCCGCTTGGTACCGATGACGATGAGGAAGGGCGACTCGCGCTCGCAGATCTCATCCAGCGTCGAGCAGCTCAAGGCCCTGCGCCGAAAGAAGGCGAGTTAGGGGCGCTCTTCCTTGAGGTCGCCAAGCGCGCGCGGACCAACCACGCGCAAAAGTACGCCTACGACCTCAACCTAAAACTGACGGCCATCCTCGAGTGGTGCGCGGACCACGGCGTCTCGCGCCCCGAGCAGGTCACGTCCGGCATCATCGAGCGGTACAAGTACGAGAAGATCAACGCGCCCCAGCAGCGGCTAGTCGCGCGCTCGGTGAATCGCTACCTCGACGTCTGGAAGAAAGCGCACAAGCTCGCCGTCGAGCTCGGCCAGGCCAACAAACGGTCCCTCGATTTCTTCAAGAAGATGCGCGAGCCACGCGCGGTCCCGCACCAACGGGGACTGACCGAGGCTGAGATTGATTCATTCCTCTGCGCCCTCGACGACGAGCGCGATTACTGGTTTTTCCGCACCGTCATGGGGTCCGGCATCCGCCTCGATGAAGCCCGGCATCTTCCAGCCGACGCGGTCGCCCCTCCCCTGCTCATCATCTCGCCCCTGCCGGCCGGCCTGTGCGCGTGCCACCCGCGCGGCTGGAACACGAAGAGCTACCGTCACCGCCGCATTCCCATCACAGAGGATACGGCCGCCGCTGCGCGTTCCTACGTGGCTGCCCGTCCCAGCATGAACATGGACGAGAAAGCCCTGTGGAAGCGCCTCCAGGCCGCCAGGAAGCGCGCCAAGCACGAGTGGGCATGGTCCATCCACGAACTGCGCAGGGCCTGGGCGAGCCACATGCTCGCGGCGGGGCACAAGCTGGCCAATATCTCGCGCTGGATCGGACACGCCGACGTGCTCACCACCATGCGCTACCTTCGGGTGGTCGAGGATGAGATCCCGGACGCGGACCAGCTCCCCTACTGAATGTGGACCACGGTACGCATTGGTAGCGTTTCACCGCTACCGTTGCAGCCGTCACCGAGGCTATCTCCGTCGGTGGCGTCACCGACCATGCGGTTCCTAAACAGCAGGTCGCAAGTTCGATTCTTGCTGGGGTCGCAAGCACTTAGACGACCTTGGTACGCAAACCACGGTACACATTCGAGGCCCCATGTCCCTATCCGAAGACCTCCGCGCCCTGCTCGTCAAAGCCGTCCAAGCCGCGCCCACGAACAAGCTGGGGCCGCTTCTGCTCGCGATGATGGAAGAGGGCGTGGTTGAGGACCGGCGCGGAGAGGCCCGCCCTGCTCTTCCGGCGCCGAGGAAGACCAAGCGGCGTGCCCTGCGGTGCCCCGCGCCCGGCTGCAAGAACCCGTTCGCGACGCGCTTCGGCGGATGGTGTGCGGACCATCGCGATACGGCCGGCTTCAAGTCATGGGCGAAGGCGAACGCGAAGAAGCGCTAACTCAATACGCGCTTGCGAACTGAAAATGCTGTGGATCAGGCGTCGGAAACCGCGCTCCCCACGTGAACCCCTCGCGCACGAAGCAGTCGACGAACAGCGGCGGCATGTCGGTCGTGAGCGGCTTGCGCATCGGGTTGCGCTTGGCGTTGAAGTCGATCGCAGCCGCGACGCTGTGCAAGCTCAGGCCCTCGTCCCATCCCACGATGAGGTGCTCATCCGCGGAGGCCGTGCGCTTCGGGCGCGGGTTGAAGCACCCGATGCTTTCGATCTGGTACTCGGGGCACTGCGCCTGCCAGGACGTGAGTGCACGGACGAGCGGCCCGGCGACTTTGTTGTGCACGAAGAGGTTGACGTGTGGCAGGCCAGGCAGGCCGCGCAGGAGTTCGCAGTTCTGCGCCTCCCACGCACGCGGGCTGACGATGTGCCAGCCGCCGCGGGGGTCGCGCTCGATCTTCACTTCGCCGTAGAACTTGCGGACCTCGGCGAGGCCGTGCGGGGCGGTCACGGCTTCGTGGTCTCGTCGAACTTCTCGGCCAGCGCCTTCTCGGCCTCGGCCTTGTTCGCGGCAACCTTCGCGCGCAGCGTGCCGACGCCAACGGCCGCGTCCTTCAGCGTCTCCTCGAGAATCGCAAAGGCGTCGTCTTCCTTTTCGGCGCGCGCTGCGATGATGGCAGCGGAGATGCCCTCGGAGACGCGCCCGAGGATGCCGAGGATTGCCGTCGCGAGTTCCATCAGTTCACCTGGAGTTTCAGCCCGACCGCGGCGAGGAGGTTCAAGAGGTCGAGACCCACGCGGATGGCTGGCCCGATCCACGTGCTGAGCTGCTTCGGGTTGCGCAGGCCGTCACGAACGCCCTTGAGGCCGTCGGCACCAAGCACCACGCTTGCGTGCGCGCCTTCGATGGCCTTGACCGCCTTCTCCGCGGTGACGTCCCACGCGGCAAGCTCGGCCTTGCCCACCTCGAGACTCGTCGCCTGGTCAGTGATGGCCTTGCGCTTGGCCTTGTCGAACGCGGGGAACTGCTCGGCGGCGGCCTGTACCACCTTCTCGGCCGTGGTGAGCGATGCGGCTGTGATCGTATAGGCCGACGTGCAGCCCGACGCGAACAGGACCGCCGCAAGTCCGAAGCAGGCGAGAACGAGCGCCCATGTGCTACGCCGGCTCACGACTTCACCTCCGACTCGGCCGGCACCGCCAGATCGGCGGGCGGCGTGACGGTTACCTGGACCTCGGGGACCGTGATCGCGCTGGGTTTTGCGATGAGCGGCGTCGGCAGTCCCTGCTTGTCCTTCGGCGCGAAGACGTAGAGCGCATCGCCGACGACGGGAAACTTCGCGAGCGCTACACCGATGACTGGGAGCTTGAGGAGGAAGAGCGCGATGCCCTGGAGGAGTGACTCCGCGCGCGTGCCCTTCGAGCGCTGCGCGATCTCGTTCAGCAGTGGGAGACCGACGAACGCGAGGAGCAGCACCCATAGCGGGGCGCCCCATACCTGTCGGGCCATGATGTCGTGCAGCTTCGTGAGCATGGGTCTCTCCTACTCCGTGATCCAGCGATAGATGGCGGTGCCCCAAGCCGCGAGCACGCCGGTCAGCGCGACCGCGCCCCAGGCGACGACACGTGATGCGCTGGCCTGCGCGTGCGGCCAGAGGATGTGCGCGAGCTTCACCGACATGCGCGACACGTAGATCGTGACGGCCTTCGGCGCGGGGCCTTCCTCGAGCTCCTCGCGCGAGTGCAACGGGAACTGGCCCGATTCCTCGGCGACGCGCACAAGCTTGCCCGCCGCTGCCGTGAGTCGTTCGCGTGTAGCGGCGTCAGCGTCCCGCGCAGCCTTGTCGGCCTTGCCCCCGTCGAGCGGAAGAGCCGCGAGCACGGCATCGACGCGGCGCACGAGGTCCACGGCCGCTGCGGTGCTGCGATCGATAGCGGCCGTGCTCATCACCATCGCCTTGTTGGCGACCTCACCGCGAAAGCGAGCCGTCTTCTCGTACGTGGTGAGCGCTGTCCGAAGGTCGTCTAGCCTCGACTCCACCCCGTACATCGCTCGCGTAAGCGCTGCCACCGAGTGCGAATCGCGAGACCCCGAGGAGTCCGACCGCGAGTCCGACTCCGAGGACGAACCCTGCTGTGACTTCGATCGCTCGTCGCTCACGGTACCCTCGCGCGAGCCGCCAGCACGCGACCCGGAACTTGATGAACTCGGTCAGCGTCGTTGGTTCGTTGAGGACGCGCACTCACTTGACCTCCGCGTGGGGATCGACGCGTGTCGGCTTCTGCGTCGCAAGCGTCTCGGACATCGACTCGACGTGCTTGCCAACCGTCGCTGAGAACGCCGCTACGGCCTTGCCCAGCTCGCGCGCGTTGTCGTCGTCGAACGCCTGACCGTCGAGAAGTGGGTGCTCGCCGTGCGTGTCCCAGTTGAGGGTACGCATCCCGGCCGCGGCGCCGGCCTTGACCTCGACGTTGATGCCGAAGCCGTCTCGTGACAGCCGCACGTCGACAGCCTGCGCCGAAAGCTCGATGCTCGGGCCGGCGAGCTTCTGCCCGCCTGCGCCTGCGCCCATCCCGGCGACGAGCGCCGCAGCGACGAGGGTGTAGGTCTTCTTGTCCATGGTCGTGCTCCTCAGTCCTGCGGGTACCACTTCGTTGCGGTTGCGTCGTACTCGAAACACTTCGCGAGGTTCTGAGCGACGGTACCCGCTGCTGCGACGTTGCCCGCCGCGCTCCACGTGATGAGCGCGCTGTCTGCGACCATGCAAAAACGCGGATTGCTCGATGCCTCGAAGTTGGTAAAGGCGACCGTGTCGATCGTCGTGGCTCCAGTGACATGGTGCTTGCCAGTCGTCGGAGTGATGGTCGCTGCGGCGGTTAGCTGCGCGCCGATTTTCATTGAGTAGTACGCAGAGAAACTTCCGTTCCAATTGCGCGAGGCCGTGCCGCTGCCGATCGCCAGATCCGACCCAGGCCGCAGCGCCGATGATGCGAGCTCAAGCTTCGTCGAGCCCGACACGTCCCACTCGTACAGGCCCGAGGATGCTCGAAAGACCGTCGTTGAATAGCCCAGCTTCGCGCCCGCCGAGTCGTCGAGTTGGACGAAGGGGTTCGTCGAGTCGCCGTAAATGTGACCGCTCGGGCGGAACTCGAACTGCAAGACGTTGTTGGTCTTGATGTCGAGCAGGCTTGCTGTCGCGTTGCTCCACGCAGTCGACGTGTCGATGCTGGCCGCCGTAGCGCCCGCGCCATCCGCCGCCGAGCTGCGCATCATGACCGTGACCGGCGCGCGGAGCTGGCCCGTCACATCGACTTCAAGAACGTTCCCGAAGTTGTTCGCCAGCGCGAGAAGCGCTGCCGACGAGTTTGCCCACGAGACTCCCGACGAGAAATAGAGACCGGTGTTAGCGCCATCGGCCTTGCTGTCGATGATGGTGAACGTGTCGCCGATCGTGGAAGACAGGCCACCCGACGACGAGAAGACAGGGGTCGATCCCATTGTAACCGTGCCGTTGATCGTCGGCGCAGTAAGCGTCTTGTTCGTCAGCGTCTGTGATCCGGTGAGCGTCGTCACCGTAGAATCGATGGCGCACGTGCCAGTCGCAGTGATGGTTCCGCCCGTCAGACCGGTGCCACAGGTGACGCTCGTCACCGTGCCAGATCCGCCACCGCCACCGCCCACCATGGAGGCCGTCCCGCCGTCCTGGTAGTGCCAGGTGGGGACCTCTCCGTTGTCGTCGATGCAGTTCGTCGCCTGAACACCAACAGGACATCTGCCCATGTCGGTTGCGACTGGCATCTGAATCGTGGACGTTTTAAACGGAACCACCGCGTAGGCAATCGATGCGGCCAGGAACAGACCAAGGGCAATGACCAGCGTGTGCTTCATCTTCACGGCAATACCTCGATGTTCGTCACGGTCACAGCGCCGGCAAAAGGCGCGCTCGGTTCAATTCGCACGCTCGCGCTCGTCGGCGGCAACGCTGTGTTGCTCGGGTTCGTCAATCGGATTGACACCGTCGATCCATCCGTAGTGCTGACACCGTACAGATTGATCGAGTCGTCATACTCCGTGGCCCACGTGATATCGAGAAACGGGTCCGCCACGGTGAACGTCTTCGTCTGCGATTGAATCGCCATCACGCCGCCTTCACGATTCCGGTCTTCATGTCGAACGAGTCGCCCTCGCCGATGCCGAGTTCGCTCATCAGTTCCTGCATCTCAAACTGAGCCAGCCGCGCGGTGTTCTCGGCGTTGGCCAGCGCTTGTCGGTGAGTGTTTACAGCCTCAACCGCGCACTGCTTCTTGACCGTCGCGGCAATGAGTCGGGCGGTCTCATGAATGGTCAGCGTTCGTTCGTCGCTCATAGGTTCCTCACGATGCTGCGTACGCCGGCACGACGAGCACGGTCCCTGCCGAGTCCCTGAACTTGAGATACTTCGTCGGCGTCGCAGGAGGAGCCGATGCCGCGCCCGCCGCGCCGACCGTCGTCTGCTCGTTCGCCGCGACGAAGCGCGGGTTCCCGTCGAAGTAGACGGCCTGTCCCGAGCGCCCGAGTCGTACCTGTTTGGCGTTCGATTGGCCGATGTAGAGCACCGCGTTTCCGCCCGCGGTTCCGGTGTCGATATCGAGCGTCGTGTCGTTCGCGCCAGAAGCGTTGCCCGAGTAGAGGTTGACCCGTGATCCGTTGCCGCTCCCCGATGCCTGCGGGGCGATGGTGTGCGTGATGCTGTCGCCGCCCTTGAGCGTGATGTGCTGCTGGATGATCCCGTTGTTCATGTCCAGCGCGCCGTAGAAGCTCGTCGTCGTCGTCGCCACTTTGCCGATTTCGATCGCCGTGGTGGCCACGCCCGACGCGCTCGCGCCGATGCGGATGCCGCCCGTGGCCGCGCTGTCGATCTGAATCTCGCCAGTGTTCGTCGTCAGCTTTCCAGTGCCGCTACCTGTCGCGCCGATTGACCATCCCTTGTTGCCAGTGAAGCCGGCGCCGACGACGAGCCCCGTCGAGGTGAGTTGAATCCCATTCTCACCCTGCCGGCGCAGGTTCACCGAGTCGAAGCCGTCCCAGGTGATCTGTCCGGCGTCCGTCGAACCGAAGATTCCGCCACCGCTGCCACCGTCGCCTGCGTCCATCAAGATCGACTTGGCGCGGATGTAAGTCTGGAACGTGCGACCCGTCCCCGTCAGCGTGTACTTGCCGATGGTGATGATGTGCGACTGGGTCCGGCCGATGCCAATGCTGCCGTAGGTGCCCGTGCCCGACAGCGCGCCGGGGATGAGGTCAACCGTGCCGCCGTCGACGTCGCCCGTGCCAGCGTCGCCGGCCTTGAGAATGAGGTCATCGCCGATGACACCCGCGCCAGAGGCTCCGACTGAGATCGAATGCGACCCCGCGCCGCCCTGAAAGCCAAGGCCGCCGACGATGCTCGACGTGATGGTCAACAGGTCCGAGGTCGCGTTGCCGATGGTCGTCGCCGGGCCGTTGAAGGCATGCGTGCCGGTCCATGTCGGCGAGAACGACTGATCGATCGACATGGTGCCCGTCGTCGTGAGCGGGCTCTGTGTCGACGCGAGACCGGTGCCCAGAACGATAGAGGTGACCGTGCCGGAGCCGCCGCCACCGGAGCCGTTGGTCGCCGCCGTAACGCGACCGTAGGCGTTTACCGTGATGTCGGAATTGGTGTACGACCCAGCCGGACTGGGTGAGATTAGGAGATCTAGATGAGCATGGTCCGACCGCGACGCCTCGGTCGACACGCCTGGCGACGCGGTTAGCCCAACCGGCTCCGGGTCATTATCGGAGAGCGGCACCGGAGCGGCCCCGCTCGCCCACAGCTCCCAGTAGGTCGCGTTGGTCGGCGCGTTCCCCGTTGTCGCCAGGATGCATGCATAGGTCGACGTGGCGCCATCGACGGTGTACGTGACCACATCGCGCGGCGCGTAGGTCGTGCCTGACGAGTAGGCGCCGCGGTCGGTGAACCCAGGCCCCTCGGCGAGAGGCTGCTGCGACTCGGGGACCGTCACGTCCTGACCGGGGACGTACGGCGACGGCGTTACAGCGAAGGTCCCTGCCCAGGTGGTCGGCCAGATCTTGCCGGTGGAGTCGGTAAAGATGAGATTCCAGACGTAGGACTTGGCCGTGATGCCGACATCAATGGAGCCGATGTCGACATAGGCGAGCCCGTTCGGTCCGTCGGTGATCACGCCTTCGTGCGAGATGACAGCCGTGGTGTCCTGCGGGCGGTTCTTGACCGTGAAGATGAACGCGCCGCCCGCGATGTCGTACGGCACCGGGTCGTCCTCGGTCGAGGAAGACGCCAGCGACGTGATCGAAAGGCGCGCGTCTGTCCACTGCGGAACGTCGACGTCTTGCGCGTACGGCGTAAGCAGATCGCTGCCGTCGGCGGGGACTGTGCCGTCATCGAAGACGGCGACAATGGGGATGATGCGGCTCACGGGATGTAGACCACATACGGCGTCGTGTTGCCCGCCGTCCCTGCTGCGCCCGCTGACCCTGCGCCGGTACCAAGACCGCCCGTGCCGGCGTTCGCGAGGTAGCTCGGCGTGCTGTTGATGTTCAGCGTCTGACAGACGAAGAGGAATGCACCGCCGCCACCGCCACCGCCGCCGTTACCGTTCGCCTGCCCGTTGCCAGATCCGTTGCTCCCGCTCGCGTTGAGGACGCAGAAGCCGAGCAGGTTGATGACGGGCGCCATGGGGACGATGAGGCCGCCGCCAGCTCCCGCAGGACCGCACGCGCCATCGTCGACGTCACCGGGAAGGCCGGACGACCCGCCGCGAATCGTGTCGTAGTGCCCGTATTGGGGCACGTTGAGGCCGCCCGTGCTCGACAGCGTCTGCCCGAAGTCGCTGCCCCCGTGGAAGCGATACGGGTAGACGTAGATGCTATTTCCGGGTGACAGCACCGTCGGGGTGGTGGTTGCGGTGCCGCCGCCTTCTCCGCCTGCGCCGCCGAGGCCATAGATAGACTTCGTGCTGATGGCCGGCTCCACCGCCGTCGGGTTGCCGTAGCCGCACACGTCCATGTGCGGACCCACTGCGCCGCCGCCGACTGCGCCACCTGGCGTGGTAGACGTGGCGTTAGACCCCTTTGCGGCAATGGTCTGCCCGTTGACCGTAATCGAATCGCGCGCAATGACCGGCCAGCCGTTCGTGTTCAGCACTCCGCTCGTGACGCTGACGGTCGTGAAGTACTGCATGCCGGTCATGTTGACCGTGCTCGAGCCGGTGATGCTCAGCGCGCCATCGACGCCGGTTCCGAAGTACATGTCTCGGAGCCGATCGAGGATATAGGCCACGTTGTTCGCTAGCGTCTGCGGCGCCTGCGCAACGGAAGCGGCGTCGACGTCATCGCCGTCCGCTGGCTGTTGAACAATTGGATACTCAGCCAGTGATGGCGCTGGGGAGGGGGCTTCTGCGGCGGTTGGGTCGCCAGTGAAATTTGACGGCACGTCATCCTTGCCGCCCTCCCGTCAGACCCCGAAGACTCGGAGGCTCACGACAAGGCTCTAGGTGCGGAGATTCTACTACTACCTGGCTGTCAATCCTTCAATCATTTACGGCCCAAAGTACGCATGCGAAGACGCACCCCATTTCAATCCAGGATCGCCCCACTTCTTGGTTGGCGAAATGGGCCAGCCCCATTGATTTCCGTTGATCATCGCCCACGTCCCCATGAACGTTGCCTTCGCGGGGCGCCATGTATTCGCGAGCTGGCGGATCATATTCTGGGTGCTAGCCGATGGAGACGCGAACGGGTTCGTGCCGCTGACGAAGCCCAGCACGTCCACATACCCGGTGAACGGTGCCGACGCGTTGACGGTGACAGTCGTCTCGGTGTTGGCCGTCGAGTCAACGACAACCACCGGGGCGGTCCCATCCGTCGTGACAGCCGGGCTGACGAGCACGGCGTAATCCGTGATGTCCCATCCCCACGTCCAATTCGCGACCACGCTCGACGACGTGCCGTCAAACGTGGCGCGAGCTCGCGGCTGAATCGACGGGGGCAGCGCACCGGGGCCGAGCACAATAGCGAAGCGCGAGCACAGGTCGTCCCGATAGTCGAACGTCCACCACGGTATTGGGTCGGGGTTGGTCACTCCGTAGCTGAGACCAAGCTCGGAAATGACAAGCAGCGGCGTCGGGTCCTCGTCCGGCTCCGGGTTCGCGCTCAGCGTATACGCAAGGCCGTTCTGCTGGACGATGTACGCGCTGCCAGCCTCAAAGCCGAGCGTGAAGTAGAGCTGATAGAGAAGCTCAACCCAGGTCCCGGCTAGCGCCCACTGCTCGTACGCGTACTGGAGGCGCGTGCGGAACGTGTCGTCGCTCTCGGTGTAGCCCTGGTAGAGCTTGCGGTCGCCGCCGATCTGCGGCAGTGCATCGGCCGGCGCGAGCCCAGGCATGCGCGCCTTGACCGCTTCCTTGAGTAGCGTGACCTGCCCGTCGTAGAGCGCGCCCTCGGCAGACGCGGCGGCGTACCCATGCTCGCGGTTGAACAGCCACGAAATGGGCAGCGACTGCAACCACTGCGCGATGGTCTGCTGTTCAGCCACTGGTCACCCATGTGAAGTCAGCGGCAAGAAACCGACCCACCACGAACGTCGTCGACGAGCCAAGCGTCAGGTTAGCCGCCACGCCGTTGATCGTGATGCCGCTCGCGTCGATCATCCCAGCCGGCTCCATCACGTACTCGGTTACCTGTGCAATGCGCAGCGTCCCGTTGATGCCGGAGCCGTTCGCGTATGCATTCATCGCGGTCTCAACCGCATCCTGTGCCGCCGCGAGTTGTGCCGCCGAGACCGTGAGCGTTCCCGCGAAGGTGATGTCCAGTTCCGACGGGGACAGCACGGTCGGGAAGTCCGTCCCGATGGCGCGCGGGTCGATGAATGTCTGAATGTCGGCGATGGTCCCGGAAGGCAGCACGCCCTCGGGGCCAGCAACGACGATGTTGACCTTGTTGTTGATGTCGGCGTCGGGGAGCACGATGACTTGTGTGACCTGCGCGCCGACGTTCGGCGTGGTCGTCGCCAGGATTTCGTAATAGCCGGTCGTCGAGATGTTCGACAGCGTCGACCAGCGGTCGCGGCAACGATTCGAGAGCGCGACTGGGCTTTCCGTGTTCGCGCCCTGCGTCGTGATCCAGGAGCCTGGCGTGTAGAACAAGTACGTGTCGCCGATGACGAAGCTGGTTCCGCTTCCGCCGTCGGTCAGCGTGACGTCGATGCCGTAGCCACCGAGGCTCGCGATGTTGTCGACGCTACCAGCGGATACGTAGTTGCCACCGTCGATGCTGTAGGACCACGACGCGACGCCCGCTGCCCCAGTGCTCGTGATACTGACGAGCACTTGGTGATTGCCGACGGGGGTTCCGGTCAGCGTGAGCGTTCCGGTCCCAGCGCCGACGTGGGCCACGTCCGTGTAGTCGCCAGCCGGGTTCGACGGGGTGACGCCAGGCAACGGCGTGGACAACGTGAGCGCGCCGCTCGACGACGGGTCGTTGTACGAGGCGCCCGCATTCTCGGCCGTGAACGAAAGCTCTAGCGTGCCACTGGCCGGCAGGGTGCCGCCCGTGTTGTTGATGTAGCGATTCCCGGACGCGCCAAAGACCGCGATGAGCTGGCCTGCCGTGATGGTGTACGGCGACGTAGACGCGTTCGTTAGGAGGATGTTACCGATGGTGAACGACGCCTCGTTGACCGGTAGGTTGTAGTTGTTCGCCGAGAGGAGTTGAAGCCAGCCGGGGTTCTCAAGGAGCGCCGCGTAGCTGAGTAGTCCGCCTGCCGTGATGCTGGGGATGTATCCAGCGGAGATGCTCTGGAGCACCGTGGCGATGGCACTCGTACGCGTGCGGTCGACGCCGAACGGCTGCCACGACTGCGTCGGGAAGCCCTGCGCGGCGTAGTACCCGAGGAGCTGCGCGTAGAGCTCGACGACGGTTTGGGGATCTAGCAGTTCGGTGAGTGTTGCGGTCATGCGGCTTGCTCCAGGAGGACGTCAACGGTCAGGTCGCGCACGTTGAGGGTGAGACGGAACGGGCCGGACGCGGCCGTGAACGAGACGGTCACCGTGAGCACGCCTTGCTCGAAGTTGGCGACCACGGTGCAGGACTGCACTTCCTCGTCCTTCAGGCACTCGGCCTGAATCTCGCGTTCCATCTGCGCGCGAAAGTTCGGCGTGACACGTGCGTTCACGTACTGCCGGACATCGAGGCCGCCGTCCGGGTCGTCGTTGATGAACGCAAGCGCGCCGTTTGCGGTCTGGAGACGACGCGCAAGGCGCTGCCCGATGAGCGTGCCGGGGTCGGTCACCTCCGTGGAGATGAGTGGCAGGTCGTCGAGGCAGCCGGTGTCGGCCCCGTAGAAGGTGGTGGCCATCAGCCGATGGTCACTTTCTGCGCGGTCTTCCCTGTAAGCGTGATGGGTGCGCCGCTGGCCCCGGTCGTCGTCGTCCCAGTCGCGTCGACGTACGTCCACGCCAGCGTCGCGCTGCCGGCAACGGTCAGCGTCAGCGTGCCGAGTTGGTTGCTAGACCCCTTCACGAAAGGCACGTCGCTGCCGGCAATGGCGATGCTCGTCACCGTCTCGCCGCCCTGCCACAGACACGCATAGGGCATCGACGGGTCGCCGCGGTCCCAGCCAACACGGACGAACGTCCCGGGCGCGACCTTGCACACGGTGGCCGCGACGCCGTTGCGCAGGGGCACCTTCGACATGCCGGGCAGTCGCACGTCCCCCGGCTGAACGTCGACTGTCTTGCCGTCAGACGACTGCGACTGAATCTTGGCGTCGTACAGCGTGAAGTAGTCGATGCCGGCAATCTCCTGCCGGACCATCTTCTTCACGGCCGCGACGACGCCGCGCTCCTCGTCGACGAGCTGCACCCATAGCCGCGAGCGAATCTTGCCCGACTCGATGGTGTGCTCGACGCGGTTGATCTTACCGATGCCGTCGATGGCGCAGCCCGGCGTGATACTCGGAGAGTTGACACCGACGTTGACGCTGCCATCGGATGGATTGCGCGATAGGACCGAGTGCTCGACGGTGACCGTGGGCCACGTCTCTTCGCCAATCCAGAGCTTGCCATTCTCGAGGAAGCGCCAGTTCGCAGCGGGTGCCACGATGTCGAGCAGTGCGGTCAGTGCCTGCGATGCGGCCTGCGCGAAGGTCGCCCACGCGGTGAGGTTCATTTGCAAGAACGACGTCGACACGGTCGAGTCGAGCGACTCGCCCGACGCGTCGTTGATGTTGCCGAGCACGTCGCGCACGTACGCGCCCGGCTGCACGAACCCCTTCGGCTTGACCTCTTTCGACATGCCGGCCTTGCCACCGAGGAGTCGCACGTGTACGGCGTCGAGGTACGAGCCGGTTCGGTCAGGGACCACGGTGCCCTTAAGCTCGATGCCGTCGTCGCACTTGACCGTGACCTCGGTGCCAGCATCGAAACCAGTGCCGTCGACTTGGTCGATGACGAGGTCCGCCCACCAGACGCCACGAAGCGGCATCGTGATGGTGCCTGCAATGACGTTGACGTCGTTTGCGACAACGACGCTCATGGACCGGTGTTCCCCGGGTTACTACCAGGAGGAGGCTTTGAACTCGGGTCGAGAGTCGACCCCTTCGCCTCGACGCGAGAGAGGCTCTTCGTCGTCGTGACCTTCCCGGGGTTCAGGTACTCAAGCCACTTGAACGTGAAGATCTTGCTGTTCACCACAGGCCCCGGGACCAGCGGCGTGATCCCCGTAAACGTAACAGCCTTGATGTTGAGTTCGACAAAACGCGGATGCGATACGTCGTACGCCTGCGGAGTCGCTAGCGTCGTCTTCTTCGTCACCGTTGTCTTCGTCGTGAACGGCGTAAACGCGGTGCTTTGATTCGGGTTCTCGATCTCCTGCTGCTGCGTCGCCCGCGTCGTCTTCGTCACCTTCTGCGACGGCGGGAACACAAGCGCGATCAGCTCAAGCAGCGCCTGGTACTGCTGCGGCGTCCAGATGAGAATCCGCATCTCGCCCTCCGCGTTGTCGAGACCATGGAACGTCAGCCGCGAGCCGTCGGAGCCCGGCGACTTCTTCTTGTCCATCGCGCGATTCTTGCTGCCGGTGATGCCGTCAGGGAGGATGAGTCCAGGCGTCTGGACGATGCCGCCAATCAGGCAGTACTCGTTAATGAACTTCGAGTACGTGGCGCCCTCGAATCCCGGGCAGTACAGCTCGCCCTTCTGGATGCCGTCGAAACGCTGTGCAGGCCCCTGCCAACGCAACACGGGCGCCCCCCAGAACTGGGACGGCACGGCCTGCATGTTCTCGTAGAGCGTGGCCACTAGCCGCCCTCGGACGAATAGGCTTCAAGCTCGCTCGTGAGCGACTTACTGGCGGTCTCTGTAAACCGCTGCGTCGCGTCCTCGAGACTCTCCCCAGGCTGCGCAGTGATGCTCACTCCGCCGTTGAAGTTCACCATCACGGGCGCCTTGTTGCTGCCAGCGGGCTTCAGCTTGTAGCCAGCGCCGCCGTACTTGTCGTTGAACATCGACTCTTCGGCATCGTTCTGCGCGACCTTCACCGCAGACCCGAAGCCGAAGTCCTTCCAGTCCTGCTTGACCTTGTCCCAGCCGCCAAGCTCTTCGATCGTCCCTGCGATCTGCTTGTACGCAAACGCAATGGCGCCGATTGCAGCCGCTGCCGCAATGAGGAGTGGATTCATTGCGGCGATCGCATTCGTCCCGCCAGCGATGGCATCTACGATCTTCTTGCCGACCCAGACCGCCGCGAGCGCCTCGGACACCATCAGCACCTTGTCCAAGATTGCCGGAATCTTCCCGAGCCAATCGACAGCGCGGGACACGCCGGATGCGAACTTGTCCATGTTCTCAGGCGTCAGCGCGGAGCTAACCGCGTCGGCGATCTTGTTGAACACGCTGAACAGCGAATCCATGATCTTCTTGCCGCGTGGTCCATCTGGGTCTAGACCCATTAGCGTGTCGCCAAGCTTGTCGCTCAGCTTGTCCCACGCAGGGGACTCGGACATTTTCTTGAGGTATTGATCGGGAAGGATTGCGAGCTTTCCAATCCGCGCGCTCATCGTCTTGCCAGCGGCCTCAGCGCCCGTGCCGAGTTGCCCTCCCTGGCGCTTCTCGATGCCAGAGAAGATGGCGTTCATGATGGCCTGCGGATCTACCTTGCCCTCGCCGGCCGCCTTAAAGGTCCCCTCTTTGTCGCGGCTGCCTGTTTCCTTGGCCAGCGCTTCCTTGAAGTCCTTGATCTGGACCCCCATGCCAATAAGCAGCTTCTCTGAGATGCCACCCTTTAGCTGAATCTTGGTAAACTTCTCAATGAAGTCCGACGCTGGACCGAGTCCAGATGCCTCGAGGTCAGCGGATGCAGCGAACGCCGAGCGCGCGCCCTTGCCGCGAAGTCCCGCGTTGAACAACGGACGCATCATCTCAGCGATAGCGTCGTCGTCGTACTTGGTCTTCTTCGAGAACCGACCAATGTCGTCGAGCGCCGCGCCGCCCTGTTTTCCAAGCAGTAGCTTGTATGACAAGCGCAGGTTCTCAACCTTGCCACCCTCGCGGAACGCGCCCTTGACGCCGTCGACGATGAGGCCGACGGCAGCCTTGGCGCCCGAGATGAAGCCACCAACGATGCTCTCAACGCCCTTGGCTGCCAGGTCACCGATGAACGCACCTTTGGCATAGTCGGCCACCGACCGGAACCCCAGCTTATCGCCGAAGCCGCCGAAGAACGTGTTGCCCTTCTTGGCCTTGTCGTGCGCCGCGTTCATCTTTGCGGCCTGGAGCTGCATGAGGCCGAGTTTGCGTGTTGCCGCCATCTCAACTGCGAGCGCCTTCTCGCGCGCCTTGGCCGATGCTGCCATCTGCTTGTCCGCCAGCGCGAGCGAACGCGCCCGCTCTTTGTCGGCAGCCTGGTTTGCCTTCATCAACCCGCGCTGGATCTTCTCCATGTGCGCGGCTTGCTGCGACGCGACCTTGTCAGCCGCTTTCTGCGTTGCGGCCTGCGCCTTCAGCGCGCGGTCTTCAATGCGCTGGAGTGCCTGCGCTGCGCGCTGCGCGGGTCCGCTGACGCGGTCGGCGAGCTCTAGGACTAGCTCTAGCGTGTCGGCCATCGGGCTACTTCCGCTCCGAGTAGGCTTCGCGCAGATGTTGGAGGCATTGGATTGCGTCTGCTAGAGCCACGAATCCCGCCTCCTCTTCTACGGTCGGTTCGGATTCGGCTATCTCTGGACCGCGCAGAGCAGCTCTAAGGCATCGCGCCAGTCCGAGAGGGAAGACCTTGCGGACTTGGTTCCCTCGGAGCTGGCTTAGAAGTTTTTTGAGCGGACCTCTGCTCCGCTGCCGTCGAGGTTCGCAAGCTCGTCGGCGAAGTGCTGAATGAGGCCGGAGTGGTTGTTGAAGATCTCGATGACCACAGGACGGTCGGGCCACCGGATCTGAGCGAGCGCTGCCTTCTCGATTGCGGCTTCGATCTTCTCGATGTCCTGCCCGGCCGCCTTCATCTCCTGGACGTACTTCTTGCGCTCGTCACGAGTCGGCGACGTCAGGATGAAGTGGAACGACTTCTCGCCAACCTTCATCTCAACACTGTCAACGACGCGGTTCGGGTACTGCGCCTTGATTGGCTCCATGTGAGCCGTGGTCGGGTCGTCCTGCTCGTCAGACTTCATTTGCTATGCCTCCAGCGGATCGGCAAAGACATAATTGCCGTTCAACCGGAGGAGAGCAATGGACAAATCGCACGACTTGGTGGACGCCTCATTGCCCTGCTGATTGGCGGTGCCGACCCTTGTGATGCGGCAGCCAATGAGTTCATCGGTGACAATGTCGACATCGTTGATGCTGTACGACACGGTCAGGTCGAACTCGGCAGTGCCAATGGGGATCTGGCCGCTGTTGGTGATGTCGTCGAAGAAGTCGTTGATCTCGGAGAGCAGCATCTCAAACGCGCCCGTCGACGTGCCGTATCCGGCAGTGCGTCCAACAATCTGGATGCGGTTGCCCTGCACGATGCCGGCGTCCTGCATGCCATCGTAGTTGATCGACTTGAAGACGCCCTTGGAGAGCTGCTGCATTCCCCGGGTGACGGAGAGGTTCACGAACGAATGTCTATTGCCGTTTACAAGTGTATCCATAGACATAGCTACGCTGCCTTTCTGTGGACAAGAAATTCGAGAAGCGACTTCGGCCCCTTGCTCAAATTGCACTTGCTACAGGCCGGCGCGATGTTCTCGATGTTGCTGCTGCCGCCGCGAGCAATGGCGACGATGTGGTCCAAGTGCTGCGAGACAGCAGCAAAGCAGTAAGCGCACTTGTTCAAGTATGAATGCCTAAGCTCTGCTGCCTGCGCGACCGTAAAGCTCCCGCCGTTTTGCTTCTTCGCGGCACGACGCTTGTGCTGCCGAGCGATTCCGGCACCCGGATTCGCGAGATTCCACTCGCGCCATTGCGTTCTGAGCGTCTCTCGGTTCTTGTCCTTCCACCTCTTCGCTCTTGCCGCGCTTGCCGTTTTGTTCGCGTGATACTTCGCTCGCTCTGCTTGGCGATGACCATCAAGGTCTGCCGCTCGTCGAGCGCGGCGCATCTCGTCGACGCGATCTTTGTTGGCTTTGTTCCACGCAAGAGAGATGCGGTTAGTGCATGCCTTGCACTTCCATTGCAGCCCATCGGGCGCAGACGAGCACCGCGCGAACGCGCTCGTATCCAACCACTCAGTGCATGTGTTGCACTTCTTCATCACGCAGCCGTCGCCAGTCCGATGTAGACGAGGATGTACGTTGCGTAACCGTACGGCTGCACGTTCACGCCGATGATGAGCTGACTCGTCGCCAGCACGTTGTTGAACCGATTGACGACAGCGCTCGCGCCGACAGCGTTCTGCGGCTGCGCATTCACGAGCGCCGACTGGAGCGCGACGGACATCGCGCTTTCGATCTGCCGCGCGCGAAGCTCCGTGATGGCGCCCGGGTAGTTCGGGCGGTCCTTGGTCGGGATCTTGGAGTTGACGAGCGGAAGCGACTCGGCGCGGGCGACGGCACACGCAAGGTCGATGACACGCGCGTTGGTGAGCGGGTAGAAATCGCTCGTCACCGTGTCCATGGTGTGGCCGTTGGTGATGTAGAACCCGGTCAGCCCGGTCCCGGTGGAGACGCTGCCAGGGAACGAGCGGAGCGTGATGAAGCCGACCGCGTCGAGACCCGGCGTGGTGGTCTCGTTGCGATAGAGATACGTGACACCAGGGAGAGCGCCGTCCTCCACCGCGCCGATATTCTGGCTTGCCGGCACGTCGGCAGCGCGCGAGCTTGCGGCCCACGAAGCGTTGCGACGCTGGCTGAGCCCGGTAATGACCGACGTCAGCAGCATGTCGCCCGCGCAGGCCCCGACGTGCGGCGCGCTGACGCTGAGGCGCGACGTGAGAAGCGCCGAGTCCGTCGAGGTGGAGTTGACCACGACGCTTCCGCCCGACGCGGTCACGGACCCGACCGTCGGTGCGCCGTTGAAGAACCGCACGTAGACGCCCTGGTTAAAGAGCGTCGTCGCCGCCGTCTCCAGCGTGGCGCACTGCGTGACCCATGCCGCGCCATCTGCAAGGTTGCCGACGAGCGCGCCCATGGAGTAGGCGCTCGACAGGTACGTGGTCTCGAGAATGCCGAGCGCCGTGGTCAGGTCGGCGTTGCTGTACATCGGGCCGACCGAAGAGAACGAGTACGTGTCGCCGGCAACCGCGGTCCCGGAGAACGTGAGCACGATGCCGGTGCTCGGCAGCGCGTAGGTGCCGCCCCCCGTCGTGGTGATGGCGCCGCTCGTGTTCGCGGCCGTGCCGTCGAGCGAGTACGTGAACTGCGACGTACCCAGCGCGCCCGCGGTGGTAACCGTGATGATGGGCGTGTACGCGTCCACCGGGCTAGAGACCTGCGTGGGAACCGCGGGACCCGTGCCGGTCGGGTGCGTGACCGCTCCAAGGACGCTGATGGCATAGGTGTCGGCGGTGACGTAGGTACCAGTCACGAAGGTCAGCGTCGTGTACGTGCCGGGCACGCGGTATCCCGTCGAGGCCCATGCCGCAGAGGACGTGACCGGGGCAGACGCGGTGCCGGTACCGAGCGTGAAGGTGAATGCCGCGGTTCCGAGCACGCCACCCGTGGTGCAGGCAATCGTGATGGCGCGAGACGGAGCGGCCGAGACCGACATGGTCATCGCGCCGGCCCCGGCATGTGCAACCGCCGACAGTCCGCCGATGGTCGAGAACGGCAGCGGCATCACGCCGACCTGGCCCCCCGTGATTGAAAGCTCGTACGCCGCCGCCTCGAGAAGCTCGCCGCCATTGAGTGCGGTCTGCATCGCGGTCGAGTCACCGTAGAACGTCAGCTCATTCGGCGTGCCGCCCTCGGAGCAACCGAAGTAGGCGAGGATGTTCTGAGAGCTCGCAGCCTGAAGGCCGAGGTTCCCGTTGGTCAAAGAGAGTGTTACGCCTGGAAGCGCCATCGTTAGGACTCCATCGTGATTGGATCGAGAATGACTTCATCAATGGTGGCGTCGACCGGCAGCACATCAGGCACGGTGATATCGACATTGACAGTCAGGATGTAGACGCGGCCATACCGATTGGACTCGTCGGCCTGTCGCTCCCATCGCCCCGACGTTGGGCGAAACATGAACCCGTACTTCTTCGTCACACCATCGCTGGCATAGAACGCGGTCTGCGACTGAAACGCCTGGAGCACCCGCGCGCGCAGGTTCTCGACAGCGTTCGCATTGTCAATCGGCTTGGCCTCGTCCTTGACCCTGCCGTCCGAGTCGATATCCGCCGACCACAAGTAAAGGTCGATGTTCTCGTTCGTCATCCAAGGGCCACCGACATTCGGATTGGCGCTCTTGTAGTAGCCGCCACCGCCCGGGACCCAGGGGCCGCCAATGGGCACCACGGTCACCATGGGCAGCTTGTATTCAGCCGCGCGGATGTACTCCTCGCCGAACGCGACCGAGATGCCGAGCGGCACCAGGAACGCCTCCAGCAACGAGACAAGCGTCTTGAGCGAGCCGTAGTTCACGGCCGCAACGCCTCGCGCATGTGCTTTCTGACGACCCGGTCAAGCATCGCCATCCACTTGAAGCCGAGGCCCATCTTGACGTCGGGCAGCATGCGGCGTGATGGGAGGTTGATCTCGCGCCGGCCGTAGTTCTGCGCGCATGCCTGGACGCTCTGGTTCACAAAGCGAACAGAGGTTCCAGCCGGGAACGCGAAGAACGCGCGCCGCATGACGCCGGTGTCGTCGAGGATGCCGGAGCCATGGGTACGCGCCGGCTCCTTGAGTGCCCGCCAGTGATTGCCGTACGGGTCCGTCTCTGTGGCAAACCCTCGGTCAATGACCTTGAGTCCCTCGGTCGCCACATCGTGTGCGATGGCAGACACGAGGCCGCCGTCCGCAACGCGCTGAAGCTTCGCGATGTAGTCATGCAGCGTGCTCACTCGTCACCGGCCCAGTTGCGCGGCAGTGCGGTGCCGGGCGTCCATGCGGGGACGACGATGCCGCGGTCCGTGAATCCCGCGGGCGGGTCGCTCTCGATGTACGGGCCGGCCTCGATGAATGCCGGCGTGTCGCCCGTCGAGTCCGTCCAGTTCGGGAAAATCAGCTTGTCTCGAATCTGCTCGAGCCATGCGATCGCCGACTGGTACCGGTCCTGGATGTACTTGTCTGCCGGGGCGGCTGGATTAAAGCCGTACTGGCAGTAGAGGAGGTACGCGGCGATGTTGCATGTCGCCATCACCAGCGACATGTCCCAACCCTGCGGCTCCGTGACGAGCGGCAAGGTGAACTGCGAAGCGATGTAGCTGTCGCAGATGGATGAGGCGGCCTGAAGCTGTGCCTCAATCGCAGTCGCGCCAAAGCGATTTGCCGCTGCCGGCGTGAGTGCCAGCGACGTCAACTGCGCCGAGGTTGCGTACTGCGATTGAGACACTGCGGCTCACCTCACGGACTACGGCGTTACGCGTAGCGCTTTGAACCAGAGCGATGCCGCCGCAGCGCCACGAGCGCGAACGCCCATGACGTAGATGTCCTGCATGAACACGATCGGGTTCGACGGGTCGACCAGCGAGATGAGCTGCGGCGCCTCGCGCTCCTGCCAGAAGAACGGGCGGAGGTTCGGGCGGCGGCAGTCGAGCAGGTACCAGACCGCCGTCGCGGGGTTGCCCGTGTCGGCAATCCAGGGCGAGACGACGACGCGGTACTGGCTCTGCCACACGTTCTGCTGCGAGCCGAAGATCGACGCCGTGCCGTTCTGCGCGGTCGGGTAGAACGTCGCGTTCGCGAGCGTGTCGGCCGTGAACTTCAGCGACGGTGGCACGAGAATGGTGTCACCCATGCAACCCATCGGCTGGCCGCTCGGACCAACGAAGCTCATCATCGCAGCCTGAGCAGCGGCGAGGTTCGGAGCGGTGAGCGCACCCGTGGTTAGCGCGTTCGACTGAACCGCCGAGCTGGTCAGCGGGTTGGTCGCCGCCAGGTTCGACGGGTCAACCGGGTGCGACGCCGAGAAGAACGCCACGCCATCGAAGCCGACCGCGTTGGTCGAGATGACCGAGGCGATCTCGCGGTCCGGCAGAAGCTTCGCGTTGTACGCGAGGTCCGGGATCAGCTGGCCCGTGTAGGCGCCGTACTGGTCGTCCTCGACATCGGTGCGCTGGATGTCGAGCGAGCTCTCCCACTTCTTGTTCGTGACCGTGAAGCCGTCGAGCACGACGTTGTTGAAGCGTCGCTCGCCGACCCATTCACGCATCGCCAGGGACAGCGACTGCACGAACGGGTAGCGCTGGTCACGCGTGTTCGACGGGATGCGCGACCCGATGGCGTCGAGGAGCGGCTGAGGCTCGCTCATGTACGCTTCTCGGAAATTGAACGAGAAGTTGATGAAGAGGGCGTCCAGGTTGGACGAATTGATGAGCATCTGTCTCTCCTGGCCGCTCTCGTCAACCCCGGGGACCGAGGCTCACGACAGCGGCGGAATGGGCCGCTACGTGTGCTACGCCGACTGCAAGAACATCTCGAGGAGCACTTGCCCCTCGGTAAACGCGGTGACGGTCGACGCCGCAAGGGTGATCTCCTGCGCGGCGGTGAACGTGTTCGTGCCGGTGATCGCGCTGCCGGTGACGCGCGCGCCGAGGGTGGCGCAGTTCGTCGAGGTGAGCGCGAGCAGGCCGCCCGTGACCGCCACGCCCGAGATGAGCGGCGAGATGGTCGCGAGCTTCGCAGTCGTGGTGACCGGGGCGATGACCTGCGCGTCGAGGGCCAGGATGGTGCCCGACATGCGCGGCAGGATGCGGCCCACGATGGCAGCGGAAGCCGCCGTCGAGAGCACGCACGGGATGGTCACCGGGACAACCAGGTTGCTCTTGAACTCCGAGACGCTGGCGTTCAGAGCCGAGAGCGACGTACCGTCGATCGCGGGGGCGAGCCCGAAGTAGACATACGCCTGCGTGCCCTGGAGGCCGTAGATGGTGCCCGCGATGGTCGCGCCCGAAGAGCTGAGCGTGATCGTCGCATCGTCGTACACGTAGCAGAGGTCGCCGAGGTTCGCGATCGTAACGGCCGATCCGTTCACGTCGAAGGCGAAGACGCCCTGTGCAACGTTCACGCTGACCGAGCCCGACCCGCCTGCGTTGGTGATGGTCTCAGTGGCGACGCCGACCGCGACATCACCGGTCTCGGCTACGCCTGGCTTGGCGTACCCGGCAGCGGTGATGACGACGATCGAGCCTTCGTAGATGGTGACGCCGGTCAGGACGGGGTAGGACATCAACTGCGGGATGCCCAGCCCCATCTGCGGCGTATTGCGTGCGGCAGAGAGTGCCATGGTTACTTCTCCTCAGCGGGCTGGAAGCCGCGCTTGTATGCAGAGGCGTGAGCCGCAACCTTCGCGGGGTCGGAGCCGAAGAGCCGAGCTACGTTCGCGATGTGCTCGGGGACCGCGGCGGCGGGAACGGACTGAAGGCCCGTGCTCGCCTGTGCCTGCTTGTCCTCGACGACCGGGGTCGCCGGGGTCTTGTCGGCAGGCAGCGCGGCTGCGTACGCCCTGAGCTCGGCGACGCAGTTCTCGCGATCGCGGAGGCTCATCGCGTAGAGACGCGTGGGGTGGTTCTCGGCGACCTTGATCTGGCCGCTCATCGTGAACTGGGAGAGCGAGGCATCGAACGCTGCAAGCCGCGCATCCTTCTCCTGGAGAGCGACGCGAGCCTTGATGGTCTCGATCTCGGAAGCGGCCTGCTTCCAGCCGGCAACAGCGGCAACAGCCTCGCCGATGGTCTTCTTGCCGGTGACCGCGAGGAAGGAAGCCTTAGCCTCCTCGCCGTCGTCGTCCTCTTCGTCGAAGCACTTGAGGCAGTACATCTCCTCGTCGTCGCCCGCAGCCTTCGCGCAGCCCTTGCACTTGGTAGCCATTCGTTTCGCCTTTCGTGAAAAGGAGGCCGAGATGCCAGTGGCCTTCGGCTTCGCGTTGGAGAGTTCGGCGATGAGGGAATCCAAATCGCCGAGGCGGTCCGCCATGCGGGCCTTGACTGCATCGGCTCCGACAAGGACATCGCCCTTGCCGAAGTCCGACTTGACGGTGGA